CATAGTACATCATATCTGTATCCATTTCGTCTACAAACTTAGCAATCATTGACGCAACTTTAGGATCAGCATCTTCTTCAATACTTTCTTCTGGTCCGTCTACAATACCACGTAGTCTTTCCATATCTAAACGAGGTGTAAGCATTTTATTACTTACTGGTTCTGCTGCTTGCATACCTGCATTTTTCATCATATCAATTAAATCAGCAACATGATCTTTGCCGCTTGCGTTTAGTGATACATTCATTGAAACTGGTGAACCTTCGTGTCCGCCCATTGGAGGCATCATTCCACCTTCATCCATTCCGCCGCATTCTTCAATACGGTCCATCGATTCGATTAGTTTTTTCATATTCATTTATTTTGCCTCCTCAGCAGTTTCTTTGCGAGCTTTTTCTAATTCTTTTAATAGATCCATTACACGATTTTCGCCAACATCTGCTTGCGCACTTTCGCCACCCATATCTTCTTTATCTAGAAGTGTTTCGTACGGTGCATCAGTAGCAGGTTCTTGATATAGCTCTTGTGGTTCGTTTGGATTGCGCACAATAATGTGTGATTGATCAATGCCGCAGCTTTTACCTAAATATTCCTGTAGTACTTGAGTAGTAGTTGGATAGTGTAAGTCTACCTCAAAATAAGTTACTTCTACATTTTCTAACTGAGGAAAGTCTAGTGGTCTAGTTTGTATTGGTGTTTTCTTTCCTGTAGACATTTTGGAAATGTTAAAACGTTTTAGTGCTGTTTCTAAACTGTCTACACAACCTTCAGGTAGTTCTCCAGCAACTCCTATTTTAAAAGGGTAGACTTTTTTAGATTCATGTAATATATCTGTAAATGTTCTCATTGCGCAATGATCCTGTTCTATATGTATTATTTATCTTTATCAAGACCTTTTAAACGTTCTAACAGACTATTACGATCAGTAACTACATAACCTTCGCCATTGATCATACCATCATCTGATGCTCCACTATCTCGGTCCATCTTTTCTTTTTTAAGTTGTAGTTCGATCATTTTTAATTTTTTGTCTAGTTTAGCTGTTTTAGCATCTAAACTAGTTTTAAGCATGTTACCCGCAACTTCCATGACTCGTCCAGCATAACGGCTTTCTACATTCATACCTAAGTCCATTAAATCTTCATAGGCTTGCATTGCTTTATCTGCTACTTCATTTAATTCTTTATCTGCCATATCGCCTAGGCCTTTAACAGCAGGTAACGCAGAATTAATTTTATCAAATTCTGCTATATCACGAAATGTTTGTTCACGTTCTATCTCGTGTTTGTGCTGTTCAACTTCTTTTGCTTCAGCTTCTTCAATTATTTCTTTTGAATCTGGCAAATTTAATAAATCTTCTAACTTTTTTGTCATTGTAGCTTTCCATTATATGCTACTATTATTTATCTTCTTTTGCCGTTGTGGAATATATCGTCTTCAGTTACAATACGAAAATATATTTTATTTTGTTTACACCATGCTCGTGCTGCTTCCCATTTTGCTTGGTTAACAACATAGTGTGCTTGGTTAGCTCTTGAACGTCCTAGTTTTTCTTTAAGTGCTTGATTTTTAGGTTTTACTTCAATAAGTTCAACACGTTGTCTACCACCTCTATCTGAATAAACAATAAAAAAATCTGGAACATAGATAGTATGCCTACCAGTTAAAGGATTACGGTAAGGTATTTTTATTGCTTCACTAGCCCACTGACTAACACTAGGATGTTCGTCACAAAATTTCATAAAAGTAAATTCCCATCCGCTACGGTATGTAGGGGTTCTATTACCTACATATTTTTCAGGGTTTTTTAGATTGAATTTACCTTGTGCAAAACGTCCCATTATACTATGATATTACGTTGATCAAATAATTCTTTCCCTGCAGCAATCCTATAACCAATAGTACTACAGTTTGAGCGATCTAAATTAAGAATTTGTGCAACCACATTACTTAATTGTACATCTGTAATTCCTTTTAATGTATCAAGCAATTCGTATGCAGGAAGTTTATCCTTTGCTGCTTGTTGTAGTATAACAGATGCAGTGTTAACAGCTGAAACTTCACCAAATCCTCTTTTTAAAAAGTAACCTATAACAGCATCTACTTCACTAGGTTTATAAAATATATCTTCTTGATAAAATCTATTAAAAAACTTTGCAGTATCATTTGATGTATCTATATAATCATTAAGTATTGTTGACATTATACTACTCTACCTCTAATTGAACTTATTACTTGGCTTGCAATTTGCTGTATTTTTTTGTCACCGTTAGATGCTCGTTCTACAATTTCGTTTTCTATTGCAGATTGTGCAGTTCTAGGCAAATTATTAAACTGACCAAAATTTGAACTATTCCAATCTGAATTATATGCTCCTGTTGCTAGTGATCTTCTTACTGTAGAATTTAATGCAGACCTATTAGAAGTTAAAGTTCCTCTAATTGTATCGCCATCTAAATTTCTAACCGATCTGTCTAATAAGTTTGTTAACGTACTATTTGATCGTGTATTTGTTTTAGGAAATACTAATTGCTGCAATCCTCCTATAGTAGGATTGCGACTAAAATTAACTATATTATTTAAAGTTCCTAAAGGATCTCCAGCACGAGAACTTGTATTACTAAAAATACTTGGTAGCGTTTCATTAAGAAACGGATTGGTTAGCCCCTTAATAATAGACGGCAATCCGCCGCCGGCGCCCTGGCCTCCGCCGCCACCTCCACCACCTCCACTAGTTTGTAATGGACTAAACACATTATCATAACGTGTTTCTTCGCTTGTAAATCCTGGCGGATTACCACCTGGATTGATATCTCCTGAATCATACATTACAGCTTCATATGCTATATTCATAGTATTCATAGTAATATCTGCACCATCTTGATATGACAAATCATCGTGTTTAAATGATGTTACTAACGGATTTACAAGAGTATATGACACCCATTTGTGTCTAGCAAGTTGGTATAATCTTATAGTTTTAAAAAATGGTACTTCTTTACCATCAAGATTATCCATTCCGTAACGAGGAACATTTAGTTTAAACTTATCTCTAGCATCAAAATCAAGCGGTGATCCGTTTTCATGTTTGCCGCCATCTCTAAAATAAAATCTATAATATTCTTCCATTAACGCTCTAGTTATACCGGTATTATCATCAATAAATCCAAATGTTACTTCATCATAGTTAATACCAGTTTGAACATTCTTTTTTCTATTATATTGATGTTTAGTATCAACATCAAGTCTATAAGAAGGCAACGATACTTCATTTGCAAGAACACCTAACTCTTTTCGAAACTGGTCACTATTAGGAATAAAGCCAAGCGGAGCACTGTATTCAAATACCACATGGTATAAGAACTTCATCTTTGGAGCTAAAGCAAAGTTATGTTGTGTGTATAACTGATGTGCATGCCTTGCATCTCGCAAATGCAAGTCACTATTACTGTTAATTAAATACGGATCTACTATACTCATAGTAATATTTATCTCGTAATATAACTGCGTATATAATAAAAAAGCGGGGACCGTGTAAGATCCCCGCTTGAATAGAATGACAGTTTAATCTTTAGATTAAACGAAGTTAGTACCACCAGTAACTTGTGTACCACCTGAAGCGCCTTGTGTTGCTCTAGTAGTAATTTCACCAATACCGTTTTCGCCATCGCCGTCTGCTCCATATTGGATAGCGTTGTCGTAACGAATAGTTAGTGCTACAGTTACAGGATCGTTTGTTGCATATGCTAGTGTATTGTAGTTTGCTGATTCAACGTAGCATCCTACTAAATGGAATCTGTCTAGTACTTGCGCACCGCCAGCATTACCGTTTCCACCGTCTAGTATTTCAATTCTAGTTTGGAATTTATATGTACCACCAGCAACAGCACTTGCTTGCTCAAAGAAGTCAAACTGTCTTTGAAGTTGCTGACCAACAATTTTTTGTACGTTGTTGTTTGCATCTTCTCTTAGTGTTAATGTAATTGGTTCCCATGTATGCTTACCAGCTAGATATGATCTACTGTTGTATGCATCAATGGTAATTTGTTCAAAACTCAAGTTTGGACGAGTTACGTCTACAACTTGTCTTGAAATTTCTCTTACACCGTCTGGTCCACCAGTTGTACCAAAGCCGTCGAGCAATACTCTAAAGCGGTATTGCAGTTTTGGCATTAATAGCGAACTGTTAGAACCTGATCCCTCTGTTGGGATTGATATGTTCTGTAGTGTTGTAATTGGCATTCTATTCTCCTAATACGTTATATGTATTTATCCAATTGGCCCCCCATTGCTGAGGGGCCTCTATTTTTAGCCTAGTGCAGCAATCTCACCAGTGTTCTTAATACGCAATGGAATGTAAATAAATTCAATTGCTTTAACTGGCTCAATAGCAATATCTAGATATAGCTCGTTACGGTCTATTCTAGCTGGTGTGTTGTTTGATTCATCACATACAACTAGGTAGTCATATAAAGCTCTTAAGCTAACTAGTTCTAAACAGAACGCATCAGCTGCCGCTTTGATTTGATCACGTGTGATCTTATCGTTTGGCTCAAATAGATATGGTCTTGCCAATTTCTCTAGCTGGCCACGCATGTAAACAACTAGACGTGCTACGTTAATACGATCTAGTGCAGAAGCATTTCTTGCGCGAGTCTTCTGACCAAATACAACTAAACCTGCACCACTAATAAATGTGATTGGGTTAATGTTGTTAGTGTATAGTGTATCACGTTGTCCAGTGTTTAGTGCTACTGAAACAAATTCGCCTTCTGAGTTAATATAACCAGATGCTGTTGCGTTTGTAACACCGCCGCGTCTTGTACCTGCTGGTGCAAACCAGGGGAATGCCACTTGGTCATTTAGTACTAGTGTACGTAGTGCCATATGACTTGGAGGAACAACAATGTTGTTACCTGCATTGTCACTTGTGAATCCCCATGGATAATACATGCCCATGTACTCGTCGAAACTAACTGCGCCATCGTCATTATCTTCAACTGCTAGTCTTACGTTAGACGCCCATTCATTTAATGAAGTTGCATCTGGTGTTAGTCTAGCTGGTGAATCACCTACAACAAATGCTGTTAAGCGTCTATCATAGTTTAGTGTGATCATTTCACCAATTAGTTCTGGATAACCTGGTGTAGCAATCAAGTTAAATTGACGCGATTCTTCATCACGTACATCTAAGTTACCGTTAACTTCGGCTTGTAGTGCTTGTATTACTGACTTACGTTGCGCATGGCGTCCAAATGTGCCTGATCCATCTTCATTGTTGCCTGAATCAGTAACCCAACGGTGTGGATAATATCCATCCATTGATTGATCATCGCCTGATACAAAGTCATAAACATCTGAACCTAGAACTGATGTTACAGGGAATCTAATGTTATCACCATCAACATCAATGTAGTTACGCTCAAAACGCTTAACATTAAATCCTGAACGTCTTAGATTCCATAGCAACATACCTTTCGGATATAGTGCCGGATCTGGAGCATCTGGATCTTTATAGTTACTTGTTAACAGTTCGTCAATATCAGCTGCTGCTGAGTTTGATCCTGCATCACTCCAACGTGCATCTGCAAACAAAATACCATTTTCAGTAGTTTGATCTGATGAATCAATTTCAATCCAACTTGCTAATGTACCGTTGTAACGATGTACTGTTGGGAAGTTTTCTAAATCCGAAGTATCAACCCAAAGATCTCCGTCAACTAACGGATCACCGTTGTCTTGAACAGTTGGAGCTGTTGCAGTCACTTGTGGTCCTCTATCGTTGGTATTGTTATAATCTAAACTAAAGTTTTTATAACCTACCCAATCATCACCATTGTGAATCATGATATCAACTTCATCTACAACTGAACTATACCATAGTTCGCCGTCTGCTGTAAGCTCTAGTGGCTCATCTTCGCTTGCTGTGTAAGTTAGGACTTGCCAGTTACTTGCAACATACTGTGCAGGATTATCTCCTGATGTAGTTCCTGGTGCATAATATAAATTTGGCGTTGTACCTTGTGGATTTGCTGAATCGTATGGAACAAAACCCATTTCAGTAAATGATCCGTTTGTATCTACAATTTTAATTTCACCGCCTAGTTTATGTCTAATTACAACACGATTTTGTCCATCAACACTTGCAAGGACGTTAGTTAAACCAGCTGCATTAATTGCGCCTGCTAGTGCATCTGCGTCCGTTGATGTACCTGTAGCTGTAAATGTTACAGTTTTAGGACTTCCTGTGTAAATCATGCTGTTTACTTTAGTTTCGTCAATAGTAAAATCAACATCGCTTGCAGCTTGTAATGTTCCGCTAGTAACTTTTGGTGAAGTAATAATAGTTGCACCGTTAGTTTTACGACGGAATATTTTCCATGTACCTAGCTTTTGTGCATCTTGTTCAACATTTGCTCTAACATAAACATCGCCTGTTATTAGATTTGCTCCGCCACCTGCTTTGTCTAAGTTATAAATTGCTTGTTCATTAGACTGATAAATCGGAGCAGTAACAGTATCCCATAACTGTGTGTCACCATTATAAATTTTAATACGGAAGTTTGCACCGCCATTTGGTTCTGTAGTTTTTAACCAAATAGAACCGGTTGGACGTGGTGTAGTGTCTCCTGACTTAAATTCAGGAATTAATGTATGTGGTGCAATTGCAACTGTTGGTGATGCATATGTACCTGCAATAATTCCTAAGTCAGTTAACAATGTGCCTGTACTGTTTGCAACAACGACAGAGTCATTAGAAGTATAAATTTCTAATCTTCCGTCAACTGCTGCTGCACTTACACCTGTTACGCCTGCGCCATTAATAGCAGATGCTATATCTGCTACACCTGTGCCGTTAATTGCAATTGGTGCAGATCCGTCTAGTGTAATTGAGTGGCCATTGGTTAATGCTGGATTAGCTGCTGTTCCTTTAACTGCTGCCCAACTAGAACGCCAATCATCGTCGCCTACTCCTACCCAAGTACCTGCACTATTTTTATACCATAGTGTGTTTAATGTAGTAATAGCAACTACTGCATAATCTCCAATAGCACCTACTGCTTCTTTTGGTGCTCCTGGTGATGTAGCTGAACCAGTTACATCGTTTACTTCGGTAATAACAATTGGTGTAACAGAACTAAAGCTCTGCCCGCCCGAAGTAGTTAGTGCTGCGCCGTTCCACTCAAGTACACCAAAATCGGTTACTTGTGTATCAAACCAGTATGCGCCATCAGATGGTTCGCCGCCTGGTGCAGTTGCACTTGCTTGTAGTTTGCTTAAATCAAGATCTGCTCTACATACATATACACGGTTTGTTACGCCAAGTAATGAGTATGCAGTTTGTAGACCGTATTCGTTTAATTCGCCCCCATGTATCATATTTCCGTTATTATCGGAATAAAATAATGGATCGCCAAATGTTTCACCAAGCTCACGTTGGCTGGTGATTAAGTAAGGTTTACCAGCGTTTGCCTTTAACGTACCTACCGCTGTTCCTGCGCCACTGCTTGAAGTTTTATTTTCAGCTGATGCCACAAAGATCATAGGTACAGTACCAGCTGCTGCTGGGGTGTAGAATGATTCGTCAATTACTTTGACTTCTACGCCTGGTGATACTAATGCCATATTCTTTCTCCTAAGATAGTAGTAATGTATTCTGTACTATGCTTGTATTTAGTATAATAAAAAGAAAACTAGCTTTTAAACACCCAAAAAAAGGGACCGAAAAGGTGAGGTAAATACAATATGAGACCTTTATGTGTTTGTGGTGAACGTCCTGCTGCTATAAATTATAAAAAAGGAAACAGAACTTATTATCGTAAGCTCTGTGAAACCTGTTTACGCAATGGTGCGGGACACGGTATACCTAAATGGCGGCAACGAGGTTACGAAAAGAAAACTCAATGTGAAAAGTGCGGTTTTAAATCAAAGCATGAAGAACAATTTAATGTGTTTCATATAGACGGTGATTTAAACAACTGCCGTCCTAATAATTTAAAAACTATTTGTGCAAACTGTCAGCGATTAATTCAGAAAGCCGGCGGCCGGTGGAAGCAGGGTGATTTACGCCCTGATTTTTAAATATTGTCTTAATAAGAATATCTACATTTCTTTCTAAACGTTCTAGC